TGAGCTGCTGGATCATTAAAATTAGGATCTGATATATTCTTCTCTTTCTCTGTCTGTGCTGGATCTTTACCACCTACTTTTTGTCTCTTATTAAAAAACTTTAATTTACCTTTATCAGTTTTTGCTACAAATTCTCCTGTATTTTTATCTGTCCATCCACCATGACCATCACTAACCAAACCCAATCTAGCTGCTTGTTGAGTTGCAGTGCTATCAGTAATAAATTGTAAAAATGTTTTCATCAGTTTCTGGTCAGTTTCAATAAGATCTCATTCTTATTCTGCGTCATATACTCAAGAATAGACGCTCTAGTATGTTTATATTTATCATCTTTGTCAGCCCCAAGTGTTTTATAAGAAAAAAACATAAAGTTATCGTATATATTACCTCGGATAACTCTTTGTTTTTTAAACTGATGTATCAGTGATTCAATTAAATCATTCATGAACTTGTTACAGGATTTTCAGTTGCAGATGTTGCTATCAGTTCTGTTAGAAACGGTCCTTTCTCTATGTAGTTACGATAATACAAATATTTTCTACCAGTTTTTTTCTCTATTTTTCTTTCAGCTTTTGATCTAAGATAAACTACAACTTTGTTACTTTCAACTTCTCTAATTGTAATTGTTGGTAAATCAAATTCACCACCAACACTATATCCAGATTTTAATTTAAATTCTGATAATTTTTGTGCCACATTCTTAAAATTATATATGGTTGCCTCTCCACTTGATAAATTTATCAACTCAACAGTATCTCCAGATTCTGGATCAACAACTCCAGCATTATCCTGTGTTGCAAATCTACTTATACCTGTACCTATTTTCATCGCCATTCCTTTTGGATCAAATCTTAAATTATTATCAATTAAAATGTCTGCAGATTTATAAATGTTTCTCATTTTTGCTGGAATTTTTGGTTCTGCTTCAAATGTACTTGATTCACTTAACATACTATCTCCGATAGCTGTTGTAAAGAATCTTGATACAGAGTTAAAAGATTCTCCACTTACTTGTCCAAATTGTTTTATATCGTCTGCCTTAATTGATGCGTTAATATCTACACCTTTCATCAACTTCATTTTCGCTCCATCTCTATATGTTATTGATACTTTTACATCAATCTTAGATGTTCTTTCATTGGATACACCATCTGCATCTATTTTAACAGTATCTACTCTCCTATTTGTATAAATGGTTTCTACCCATTTTCTAACACTATCTTTATTTGCATATGTTAAAGAAGCAATTACATAATCCAATAGTGCTTCTCTGTTACTTGGATTTATTAGAAAATCCATGTTTACTTTGGCAAGTGTTATATTACATATAATATTATCTGTTGCAGATATACCTTCATTTGGTGCTGTCTCATTTAAAATCGCTTTGACAGAAGTTCTGCCAGGCATAGGAGAATAACTTATTTTTCTTATTAAATTATAAACATCAAAAGCAGTAGTATCACGTTTTACTCTACCACTAGAAAATCTTGCTAATAATGCTACTGCAAACACACCCTCTGCGACGTTACCATAATTAGCACCTTCAGATGGTTTTTTTAATGATCCAAATTTTATTTTTCCGTCTGTTGTTTCTAAATCTATATCGAACGCTCTTTTTAGAGAATTTGCAACAATAAAATTATTAAAATCAGTGAATTTACTATCTTGACCTTTTAATAATCTAACTGATTGTTTCCTTGTATATTGATTTGTTAATTGATACTGCTCATCTTTTTTTTCATTGTTCTCTCTTTTAATATCTTTACCACTAGCATTTGTGGCTGCAGCAAGTTCTTCAAAGAGCTTACCCATTACTTTTAATACACCCTGTCTATCTGCTGCGTCTAGTCTTGCCATTAACTTTTTGACTATTTATTTCCATATATGCCAACTCTATTCCCTTGTGTTGTAACACAATTTTCTTTGCTTCTGTCATCTTTCGATGATAGAATATTACCTTTTCATCTAATCCTGCGTCTCCACTCATACTCTTCCCTCCTGATATAGTATATTATAAACTTAATATTCTCTTAATTATCTATCGTCTGCTGCCCTGTTCTCTGAATGATATACATCAAAGTCTCCACCAGGATATCTTTTCTTTAATTTTTCTACATTTCCTGCAACCACATCTTCAAGTGAAACATCAAGTGCAGCACAAGCTTGCATCACGTACCACATAACGTCACCCAACTCAATAATAAGATGTTCTCGATTGTCGTCGTTCCAAGGCTTACCTTGGAAAACCATCTTCTTAACAATCTCCATAAACTCACCACCTTCAGCACTAATGCCAACAGCAGCAGTAAGAAGCCTGTGAATATTGGCACCCTTTCCGTCAAGGGAACTAATACTTTCAATAAAGCATTGATAATCCTTACTGGAATCGGATGTGACACCATCCACGAATAGAGCGTACTTATCAAAGTCAATTTTCTTAGTCATTAAAATTTAAATTCTGCAAATGATTTTTTAGGTTTTTGTTTCATATCATTATACTCTTCTTCCTTACCACTGTCAAGAATATCATCTTGTGCTTTCTGTTCACAATCATATAGTCTCATTTTAGCACGGTCAACTCCAATCACAAACCTTTTATAAATGGTTGGATCGTTGTATCTGTTCTTTAATTGTTTAACCATTATTTGGTTTAACGCTTCCAGTTCCTCAGTAGATATAAGAGCAAACATAAGATCAGCAGTGGCTGGAAGACCAAAGGACTCACTTGTGTCAGTAAGATCGACATCACTACTACCATAGCCAGAGCGAGTCGTCTGAGTAGCGGTGACGATAGGTACATTAGCTTCAACTGCAAGACCCCTGAGCTCTTCAGCAATCGCCTTAATATAGGAATACGAGTTAACATTTGATCCAGCCCTGTAACGAGAAGACGCACATATGTTTAGATAGTCTATGAATATTATATCAGGTTTAAATGATTTTTTCAAGGCTAGTTCATTAAGTAAGGCCTTGAAGTGACCTGAGTGTGCAGATGCAGTGGGATATTCTTTGATAATAAGTGACCCTTGAGTCTTCTTTGCAAGATTAGTTACCTTGCCTTCAAAGATTGGTTTCGGTAAATCAACAATCTCTTGTATATTTACATTTAAAAGATTTGCATCAATTCTTTCTGCAATCTTTTCTTCTGCCATCTCTAATGTTATGTATAAGACGTTCTTTCCTTCTAAAAGAACAGAACTAGCATGATGACACATAAACAGAGATTTACCAACCCCAGTGCCTGCAAGTGCAATATTGAGCGTCTTGTTTGGAAGACCTCCTTTTGTAATCTTATTAAAGTATTCAAGGTCGAATTGAATTCGACTTTCTTTCCTGTTGTAAAGTTCGTATCTTTCTTCATAGTCCTCTAAGTAATCGTGGCCTACATTGCGATTAAAGGATACAGATAATGCGTCTGATAGTATTGTTGGTATTGCATCTCGATTTTTTTTATCATCCTGTCCATCTGCTATTTTGATTGACTCCATCAAAGCAAGATAGATTGCTCGGTCTCGACACCATTTCTCCGTTGTGTCACTTAACCATTCAAAGTCACATTCAATATCTTCCAGTTCATTTATCGTTCCGTATATATTTTTGACTTCATCTTGAGTGATATCACGTCTGTCTTCAATCTCAATCTGGAGTACTTCTTTTGTTATCAAACTATTGTACTCTGCAGCATATTTAGTAATATGCTCAAATACAACTCTTTCATTCCTGTCATTGAAGTAATCAGGTTCGATAAATGGTAGAACTTTTCTTAGATATTCTTCGTTGTAAACTAGGTTTCTTAGAATGACTTTCTCAATACGATCCATCATTCACCATAACTAAACTCTTCGTTTGATGCTTCTTCCAGCAGTTGCATTACTTCTTCCGTGAAATACTTATCAGGATCGGCCAGAATAGCAGAAGGATAAACGGAAGATTCACCAACAACAATTCGATTCCCCTTACGTTTGAAGACTCCATGCTTCTCACCCAGTTCCAGTAACCCATAATATCTATCGAGTCCACGTTCGTCGTAATAAAGTCTAATCTCAACTTCCTTGTTCTCCTTACTTAAACGTGATTTATGAGTCTTTGCTTTGATAATGTTTCCAACGACTTCCTTACCATCCTTCTCTTTTTTTCTGCTGAGATAGATGATTGTAGAAGCTGCATACTTGAGACCGCTGCCTCCTCCCATTTCTTTAGTTGGGAAGTAAGATCCGATAACGTCATAAGTGTGATTGGTGACTATAAGTGGAATATTTGCTTGACCAAGTTTTAATGTTAGCATACGAAATGCACCCTTGACAAGTTGTGATTTGGTCATGTCACGAACCTGTTTATCATCTAATGCATCAGTAATTTCTTTCTCTGTAGAAAGCATACCTAGAGAATCTAATACAAACATACAAGGTTTGCGATTCTCTTCATCTGTCTTTAAGTATATATCTACTGCTTTAAGTGCCTTACCTCTAAACTCTTCAATTGTAACAACATTTACAACAACTGTGCGTGTTAGGTCAACCCCACGAGACTTAAGTAATCCTTTGTTGACAGCAGCCTCGGTGGCAAAATAAAGGCAGTAACCATCAGGGTTAGTATCCAAAAAGTTCTTGACAACAGCCAAGGAAAAATAAGTCTTTCCAGTAGAACTTTCACCAGCGATGGCAGTAATCTTATTACTAGAAACACCACCATAAATGGAACCGCTAACAAGCGAATTGAAGATATGACTTCCTGTATCAATGAATCTTTCCGTTTCATCTATATCCTTTGCTACTTTGGTAAAATCATCACCAATTTCTTTTACTATTTCTTTCAAGAAATCCATTCTTTACCCTCTTTACGATGATGTACTTCGACATATGCTTGACATTTAGGACAAGAAAGATTAGTTACAAAGTCATAAGCATGATCTTCGCCATAAAACTCTTCTTCTAAATCGTGGTCTCCACCCCAAATAAGTTCGGTACCACAGTGCCAACAATCCATTTTATTTTTATTATACTATTTTTATTTCAAATCGTCAAGGTCAAATAGTTATTCCTTTGTCTCGTAATATCTTTTTATAAGGTCCGTCAGGGTTATTATCTCTGACATCTTTAACTTCTTTCAACAGATGATATAATCGTGCGTCTCCTCCAAGTGCAAGAGCATTTACAATTGTATCTAAATCTTGATCATTAATAGGTAATTCCATTAGGAAAAAAATAGTTCTAAGTTTACAGTTTTTTCAACATTCCACCCAATTGCATCGAGGATTGTTTTGAGTGGTTCAACAAAACTTTTATCAAATTGTAAATCGTAATCAACATACTTTTCAAGTCCAAGTTCTCTCGGAAAGTCTTGAATGAATGATATTACATTCTCTTGAATAATGTTTGGTTTTTTCAAATAGAGAAACTTTACCTTCTCTCCATTACCGATGAGTGAATATTTATTGTCTAACTTATTCTTCTTAATATAATGATTGAATAGTAAGGCTCCACGAATATGAATCGGAGTTCCTTTAGCATAGATTGACGAGT